CATACACACCTGGAATCGGTGCGTCGGAGGTGATGGAGATCGCCAATGCCGTTCAACAAGGAGTCATCCGTCCTGATGCTGACTTCTTGCTGAGGGTCAAGGAAGTAAGAGAAGAGAATGAAGACATCAGTGAATACGATGCAATCATTCAGGTAAATGATGAGTTCATCAAGGCCGGAAAGGGCGACTATATGTCGATGGCTCCGGTCTCTGAAATCGAAGAAGAACAGAGAGCAGAAGTGCCTGTATTCGGCACACAGACGTACCAGGATGTCAGCACCACGACTGCTTCTCTCCTTGTAGCCCTGAATGTCGGCAAAGCCAGCTTTATGAAGGGCTTTGAAAAAGGTCGAGGCATAAAAGGGCGAGTGTACTACGGCTTGTTGTCAGCACTCGGCGCTGCTGGAGCCTACGGTCTGTCTAAGACTGCTCTCGACGCCTTGTACGGTGTTCGGTTCGGTGTAGAAGATCAAGAGTATGACATCCCCGTCCTCAAGGTCGGTAAGACCTCTCGCGGTGTGGTTGACGTAGCCAAGGCATTCGGTGACGCTGTCCCAGGCGTGCCACGGTTTCAGCAGTACTTGGAACTCAGCGGACCAGCTACCAGAGCCATGTTGACCACCGGCATCGTCAATATGGCCGTTGATCTGGGTCTAGCAGACAAAATATCTGAAATGCCAAGCGTGAAGGCATTCATTGAGACTGCTGCTAAGAACCCATCACTCAGTGAGCAAAAAATAAAATCGTTCACGCAGAATATGCAAGCATGGGGCTTCATGCCTATGCAATGGGCGTTGCAGGCCTCATACCATCCACTTGTCAGGGATGAGATGAAGCAGGCGGCTGAGAAAGTAGGTGTCAGTAAGGACTCAAGCTATTGGAATCAATACTCTGAGATGTCTGAGGAGGCTCTCTCTACATTCGGAATCGATGCTGAACTGAAAGACAGAGATAAGGTATCCGAGCTTCGGTCATCTATGCTTCAAGATATCTTGAGAGAGATTGTAGGCACGGATGAGTTCAGAAGGCTGAAAAATCATGAGCGTGAGGAAGCTCTTCTCAGAATGATCAACAGGACGAACGAAGAGGTTCGCCTGAAGGCTCTCGATTACAGCGAAGATGAGTTCTACAAAGAGTACGAGAAGTTTGTTCAAAATCCAGACAAATACTCTGAATACGACAAAAAGATGGTCATCAACTCGTTTGTGAACAACTCTTCGTGGAGAAGCGCGAACGAAAAGTGGAGGGGCAAGCAACCAAATGTAAAGCTGGTGAAGTCCTTCATCAAAAGACACTTTGAACTTGGTGGTGAGGAGCCAGATTCCGACAAGCTGCCAGAGTTTTATGAGTTGTTCAAAATGGTGCAAGATGAAGCACCGGACTCTGAGATCCAGTCTCTGCTGAATGCAATGCCGCTCGGCTATGTCATGGAGTTCAACACCTCCAACAAAGACCCCGTCTGGCGTCGACCGTCCGACGAGGAGATGCTCGACTTTGCCAAATATATCTACGATTTCAAGGTAGAGAAGCGTGGCCGTAAAGCCGCTGCTGCTGCAACCAAGAGTGTTCAGCGATCAAATTTGAAGCTCATAAATTCATCTGGTCATGGCATGAGCGTGGAGCCAACAGCATTGAATAGGCTCTTTCAGGCCTTGAACTTTACTGAGACCATGGTTGATGAGCTACCGATAACGAATCCTGCATTCATGTCACCATTCTTGGAGCGCATGGGACTACCTGGAGGTGTCTGGGGGACAAGTGCTGGGGTAGACCGTCAACTTGGTACAAACCTCAGAGCATCAATGCCAAACTATTGGGCACGTGTCATCGGGTTCAGTAGTCAACTACTGGGTGGTACCGGCGCTGGTTTGGAGGAGGTTTATCAAGCCGCAGGCATCAAGCGTTCAGACCCTGAGTACGGTTACGCTCTCTCAGGGTATGGCCTCGATTTTTTGCCCACCATACGAGTCGCCGGATCTACCGTCACGAATGCGGTTCGCTTCGGCGGTAATCTCAGTCGCCTGTCGAAGAACCCGATGTTCAAGACCGCAAATGGTCGAGCAGCTAATACACTTGCTATGCTCGAAGCGATGGACGGCATCCGTTCATCTAAGAGTCTTGATGAAGCCACAGTGTATCATCAGACCTTGGAATCTATCCTGAGAGATGAAATAGCCGCTGGTCGCAACCCTCTGGAGTTTCTGACCAAGGCCGAGCGAGACCTCTTTGACTCTATCTTCCTTACTAGCGGGAGAAATCCCGATCATGGAAAGGTTGCGATGGAGAAGGCCACCAAGAAAGCCAAGTATGTGCATATCGTTATTGATCAAGCTCGTAAGGATATCGGAGACAACGAGTTCAACATCTTGCGATCGTCTCCCTCTTACAAGCGACTGCGTCTTCAAATCGATCGACTCGTCCAGGGTGGAGTGATCAAGGCCGAGTACGGTGATCAGTTGATGAGCCTCATCGAGTATCAAGCAATTGTAGCCTCGAAGAGCCCAAGCAGTAAGTACATGACGCCAGAGCGTGTGCTTCAAAATGTTGCAGTCACCTACAACAAGGCACCAGGAGTTGGCATCAGTCCGACTGTCAGGATTGTTGATCGCAACAACAACCCTATTGCTGGTCAGAGAGGCATTCCTAAAGGGTACTTCGAGTACGACGATCGTACCGGGCGTGCGATCATCAACTTCTTTAAGGACGGTGACATCGACTCAGTCTGGAAGATGGAAGGTCACCTGATGTCCCACTTGATGGGTATCGATTTCAAAAACAAGGTCTTCCGATTCTTCGATCACGAGTACGCGAGCGGCGGTCAAATCCGGCTCACAAAAACAGGGAAGCGTCAGTTTGCAGAGGCTTGGCAGGCCTATAGGCGGACTGCCGACAACAGTAATGGGTATATCCGTCGATTGTTCGATGGCCTGTGGCTCGGACTACAGAACTTCTGGGCACGGCTTCGTCGTAAGCCTCATGTGCTTCCTAAGGAGTTGAGGACATACTGGGATCTTGAGTTCGGTGCCTTGCCTACTGATGTTCGGTTCGCTCAAGCGCTGTCATCTGGGGCGATCTTCCACCGGCTTCGTTCGACGTATCAATCATCAGATCGCGCAATCGGTGAGGCCGGTTTGATGGCGTCTCGTGAAGCGATGGTCAAAGACATGGGGTATGACGAGGCGACGATTAGGAGCCTATTCGGAGACCGTAAAACACAGGTCGTACGGAATGTCCTCGATGAATCAACGGGTCAGACTAAGCGCGTTGTAGAACAAAAGTATGAGCCACGTCAGTACGATGCCGTAGAAGCCACGGTCAAGGCAATCGCGCTGATTAAGACTGCTGACTTCCGCAAGCGCGCTAACTTGGTGGGCAGGAAAACGAGAAAGTACGCCATTGTCGGTAGTGGTCGATATCGCGTACCTCAATCGATCCTCAACAACCTGATCAATCGTGTCAATGATCGTCTCAACGGTGCGATGGGTGAGGCTTGGACACAGACTAAGAAAAAGATTTTCCAAGTTGGTCGAGATGGTAGGAATGTTCTGAGCGATCCGTCCACGTATCCGACGAATGTGAGAGATGCTGATGTTGCGGCGTTTGCAGATCGCATGGAGGCCATGACAGGCAACCGTGACGGATTCGATGTTGCCACAAGACAGAACTTCTTCGTCTTGACTGCTCGCCAGGAGGGCGGCCTGAAGACCTTGCTTCAGGAGATCGGCAATCAGCCTGAGGCTGATGTTTTACCGATCCAGTTGCTCGATCCGTACGCAAATCTGAGGATTTTGTCGAACTCGGAATACAACAAGATCATCGAGGTAATGACCGACATTGAGGCCACTCCCCTGAACCGGAGGAGCAGGAATGATGTCAAGCCTGGTCTATTCAATGCGATAAATGATGCAATCAAGAGTCGTAAATCCATGCAGGCGATTGCAAGCTGGTTCGACGGATTCACGAATAAATTTAAGGATGAAGACTATATACCAGATAGTGGATCATACGACCCCGGAGCCGTTGAGATTCTGAAGGGTGGTGTGCGTAAATGGAAGAACGCAGCGCAAGAGTTACTGGAACTTTCTAAAACGAAGGATTTCGCTAAGATAGATACCGTCGGGAAGTTCTTCAAAAAATATATCGATCAATCAGTATCGAGAGTAAATCTTCAATATATCGATACACTATTCGAGTTGGTCCATAGAATGAATGGGTTGATGGATGATGTGGAGGTAGCTGCCGTATCGGACTTGGCTGCTGCGAATGCGGCGGGTGGGGCAAATCGAACAGCACCAAGATTTAAGCTGCCTCAAAAGCTTGATATGGAATACATCACACGCAATCTGCCAGCCATTCAAGAGTTGTTGGACGGCGTATATGGAATGACAGGCAGAGAGCGTCAGGCCCTCAACATTCTTCGATCTGTCCGTGTCCGAATGAAGAGAGGCGAAAAATTAGCTGATTTCAGTGAGAACGAAGCTGCGGTTATTGTCGACGCCATTTCAGTGATTCATGCCGGATTAAAGGTCAAAGACGACTACGTCACGGGAATCGGAGAGAAGCTCACTGTCAGAGCCCTTGTTTTGAAAAACGTATCACAATTTGATTATGGTGATTTTTCTAGACGTAAGGGTTTATATAAAACTTATAAATCTTGGTTCAATGGTGATATACAATACTTGTTTGATCAGCCAGATATTGTATCCGATATTGCTAGAGAAAACGTTGTACCTGGTATTAGGAAGACTCTCACCACCGGAGGGCTTGGTAAAAACATTTCACTCGATGAAATTTCTTTGATTGAAGAAATTAGTGATTCCTATAGTCGTACGACAGGTAGAGAGTTGACTGATGCCAACGTAAGAATGATCACAATGCTCACGTTGATGAAGATGGATGAGATTCAACAGGAAGTCGCCCAGGAGCTTGCTGAGTATGGATATCTGGCGACGAAACGAGAGCTTATAGGTGATCAACCATTCCGAAGTGACATCAGTCTGGACCGCGAACGGTATATTAATCGAGTCCAGTTCTACATAGATCGATCTCTCGGTTTAGCTGACACCTATAGGCGCGGCACAGCAAAAGGTAGGCCTTCAAAGCCTGGAAAGGACATGTACGGCCCCACTGAGCAGACGAGCGGTAAGTTCAATTCTGCCGATGCATTTGATGAACTGGATTTTCAAGCTCAACATGATGCTAATCAAATCATTCGGAGAGCCGGAATCCGCAAAGCGCGTGAGGAGTCTGTATTTGTCAACGTTGGAGACAAGCAGTTCCTCGTACCCAAGAATATGTTCGATTTCCTCCAAGAACAGATGGAGGCGAAGTACAACATCAGATTCCAGGTGGACTGGGGTAAGGGAGGATCAGGTGAGTACTTCTTGCGTGGCCGCCCTGAGAACAGAGTCCTTCGCAACCTTCAAGCCACTCTGAGTGCAGCCGGTCGTGCAGCATCGATTCTTGGGCCTACAGGGTTCTATACTGGTCTGCTGATTGGTACGGGTGGCATTCCTATGATTGGCTACGGTATGGGTGTGTTTATCGGTGGCCTGAGTCAACTACACCTCGGATCTGGTGCTACAGCGGTTGTTCGTGATGCGATCACAGGCCCGCTCACGCTCGCTGAGACGTTTGCTGGAACGACCGTCAGAGGGCTCGCGGAGACCGATTTCCGAATCCCGTTTACTGAGCGGTACGTGGGCATGTCCGATGCTGCCCGCAGCAAGCTTGCAAGCCTTGCGGATAGCATCCAGAGTCGCACTAGCTTTACGGCTGGAGTGTTGGCGAGATTGCACGGGAAGGATGCTGCTGTACCCTTCACCAAGCCGATACTCATGCCTGATGGCCGCGTCTTCACTGCTGACCAGATCGCCAACAGCGTGCGCCGTTATGGCTGGCGCAGCGCAATGGTCGACCGATTCCAAGACACCAAGGACATCAATCTGTTCTACGAGCGCTTCTCCAAGAGCAATCCTGTTCTGATGACAACGAGCATCTCGACACTGCTTGGTTTGACTAGTGGAGCAACGTTGGGCAGTTCGGCTGTGTTCGGACTAACTCTCGGCTACATGCTCAAGCCTGGAAACATCTTCAGTAAGGCGCACAAGTACTACAGAGAAGCGTTCTCTGCCATCGATAGCTTCTTGCGTGTCAAGATCTTGATGGATGAACTCAAGCAGGGCAAGAGTCTTGAGGATGCAGCAATACGAGTTCGAGATGTCGCTCTCGACTACTCGAACCTTAGTGAGGCTGAGAAGAGCTTCATTGGACGCTACTTCGCGTTCTACACGTACTATTCGCAAGCAGCAAAACTGTACGCTCAGACATTGATCGAGAATCCACAGAGGATCATCAATCAACTCAAGTTCGTTCAAAAAACCCAGCAAGAGCGAACAGATAAGCGTCTGGCTCAAGGTGATCTGCCATCATGGGATGCATTCAGAGCATTCATTCCTATTGAAATCGATGGTCAGTACTACAGAATGCCTTTCCTGATTAGTGGCGACATCACGGCGATTCCCATCGAATTATTCGGTGCAGCATCGTTCCTCATCAGCGGCTTTGAGGATGAAGAAGCAGTTCAGGAAGTCATGAAGCTGTTTGGCCGATTGTCTCCCGCAGCGCAATACTCTCTTGAAATCCTCTTCGATGTAAATCCAATGACAGGGAAAACGCGGTCTAGATCTGGTTTTGTTGTTCCCTATGAGATGATTGAGCTTGATCGGCGCGTGCTCGGTGGTGCCCTCTATGACCTGCTCGACATCGAGTACAAGAGTCTGGATGAAATCATCACAGATGAGGGAGAAAAGAAAGACAAGGTCCGTGTCTCATTGAGCAAGATGGATCACCCAGGCAGAGGTGTCTACATTGCTCGCAATAGAAGGGCGTACATTGCTCTGTTTGACGCCATCCAATCACCAGTGACTGGCCGTATGGGCAGCAACATGCTGGCCTTGTCTAAGGCAAACATGGGTGGATTCGAGATGATGCTCGATGCAGCCGGATTCATTCAGGACAATGTCACTGATGGTGATCCGATACTGAGTAAGGTCGGGCCACTCATTCAACTCGGCCTCGTCAAGAACAAGGATGCTGGTCCATCGACGCTGATCGACGTCGACAACTACGTGGACCCGATGGATCCCATGAATGCCCCGGTTGGTGATCTCAAGCTGTTCCAGCAGAATCAGCAGCTAAGCACTGCGAGGCTTGAGCTTCTCATCGATCAAGGAAAAGCCTTTGAGAAGGATGGAAGGGTCTACGTCTACACTGATCAGTTCTATCCAGGCGAGGCCGCCAAGACTATAGGCTTCAGCTTGTCACCTAAGTTAAATACTGACAAGAATCTCTCTATGAAACTTAGAGCACGTATTGCTCGGCTGAAAGAGATCATTGGTGACGAGAACAATCAAGCTAAGGGCAATTCAAACTAACGATGACAACCTTTATCTTTGTGTTATCATTCAACCGATCCTCTTCCCCTTCCCCTATGGAGTATTAAATGTCTCGAATTCCTGAACTGTCTGGCGGTCGTCGCCTTGAGCACGACATCCCCACCGAGGGTGACCTTCAACTTGAGCCCGGAAAGGGAATCAAGGCTCGTGGTCAAACCGCTTTGATGACGCTTCTGTCTGGCGCTACAAGCCTTATGGCGTACAAAAGTGAAGCTATCGCCATGGGTGATGCTGCTCACACGCTTCTCGTCACGGGTACAGCATCTAGTAACCAAACAAAGATCACTTCTAATGTCCTGATTGTTGATCCAGAAAGCAGTGGGTCGACTGAAGACCTCAACCTGCCTGCGGAAGCATCATGCACTGGACTGTTGTTGATCATCCTGAACAGCGGTGGTGAAGGCATTGTCATCAAGGACGACGGAGGAGCAACAAAGCTCACTTTGGATACCGCACAAAGCGGCCTGTTGTTCTGCGATGGAACGACATGGCGTGGATTCATGGGCGCGATCACCTGATCCTGAACCTTTGATCTGAGGGGGGTTTCGGCCCCCCTCTCTCAACCATTTTTTGGAGGCTCTCATGGCCAAGCAAGGGTTCATCGTCAACGATGCCGAAGTTACTGGCATTGGTACTAGCTACGCAGCAGCTAAAAAGATTTTGCTTCACGAGGACTCGACGGCAGATCCACTGTCGAAGCGTTTGCCTCAAGCTTGCTACATCTCACATCTTGATCTGCAATTGGATGAAACATCCGCTACAGTCGGTCAAGTGAGTTGCGTCTTGGCGTGGGACTCTGATGGAGATGATCCCATGGCGGGCGAATCTGCCGGCAACGTCGTGTGGAGTGGGCTGACTGACACAAGTCTACGCAATACCTCAATTGCTCTGGACGTTTATGTGACTGCACCGACTGGTCAGACAACATCAGGTAAGTGTTACTTGTGGGTAAAGGTAGACTCTGGCGCAGTTACCTTGAAAAAGGCGAGACTTCACTGGGCTATCGGACCTACTCGATAATCGGAGTTCAATGTGGGTGACTTTTACAATCGTGGCGGTGGCGCTCTAACAACGACCACAATCAACGCGACAACAATCACCGCTGATGATCTTGAGATCGATAGCGGAACGCTGTCCATTGATGAGACCAACAACCGTGTTGGCATCGGCCTTACTACCCCTAAGACTGCACTGACGGTAGAAGGCCCCGTCACGCTCAAGGAGCAGGCCAACGCTGATGGTGACACCGCCGCGTACGGGCAGTTGTGGGTCAAGACGGCTACACCTAACGAGCTTCACTTCACCACCGATGCTGGTGATGACATCCAGATTACGTCTGGTACATCGGTGGTTGGCCCTGCTAGTGCCGTCTCAATGACCAACGGTTCGGACAACCGCATCGCGACAGCGACGGGCTCTACGGCTTTGAACGGTGAAGCTAACCTTACCTTCGATGGCAACACTCTGACCGTGACTGACGCGGTTACAGATACCAGCGCCGGGACGTTCATTGCGGTCGATGTCAACTTCGACAAGACCGGGAACAGCACCAGTGACAACACCATGATCGGGATCAACCTCGACATGGACAACACGTCAGCTACCGGCGGAAACAATGAGATGGTGGGCATCAAGGTTACACCCACTCTGACTCATGCCAGCGGTACTGGGACTGCGACCTGTAAGGGTCTTGAGATTGTTGCTACAGGTGCTACGGCAACGCCACAGCAAGAGACTGTTAGGGCTATCGACATCGTGGCCACTGGTGCGGAGACAAACCAGGGCATCTTCATGAAGGTGGACAACGGCACTGGCCCTGACATCAAGATGATTAGCTCTGCAAACAGCGCCGATAGCTGCACCCTGACTACTAGCGCGAATGGCGAGTTCACTATTGCGACGACGGATGGTGATGCCGCACTAGCGCACATCAACATTCAAGCTGACGGTAATCTCAACTTGAAGGGTGGTTCGACCACCGGCCTTGCCCTAAACAGTTCTGGCGAAGTCACCACCTTCAATATCCCAGCAGCAACGGTTGCTCAGGCCTCTGACCACATCATCTTCCTCGATGGTGGCGCTACAGGCGCACCCAAGGCCGAGTCGATAGATGACTTCCTGACGGCGATTGCAGGAACCGGGATCAGTGTAAACAGTAGCCAGTTGACTGCGTCTGCTGGTGGCGGGTCGGCAGCCGACGACCTAAATCTTATTCTTCACATGTCAACATTCTCTTAGGATTGAATCATGCCAACAATGTCAAAGGAGATCCTCAGCGGATCTACGAACGGTAGAGGCAAAAAAGTAACTGGAACCGACACATCAGGGGCAGTTACACTTCACACAGTGACAAGTGGTGGTAGTGGAGCGGACATAGATGAAATTTTCATCTACGCGACGAATACGTCGGCATCGCAAGTGAAGCTAACTATAGAGTTTGGTGGGACCACGTCTCCAGATGACCACATTGTCGCAAACATTCCAGCAGAGACGACGGTCTTAGTCGTGCCTGGGCTTATTCTCAAGGGAGGAGTTGTGGTCGAAGCATTTGCTGGAACTGGCAACGTCATCACTTGCCACGGTTTTGTTAACCGAATCGACATTAGCTAATGGCTAGGCGTACACGAATCCCCGGACCGATTGCTCAAGATCAAAGCTTGGGCAACACTAACGAACGTGTTCCGCAGGGTATCAGTAAGTGGGTCAGCGTCGACCCATCTGATGGTTCATGGACGGTGTATGACCCCAACAGCACACTTGTATCTTCTTCTACGTCGACATCCGGGTTCCGCTTTGCTGTGGACAAGGACAAGAACTCTTCGTCGTATAGATGGACTGCTAGTAATCAGGGGTCAGTTCGGTGGCATAAGCCGTTGATTGGTCCAGACGGTCAAACACTTACATGGGCCGATTTCTTCAGCATGGAAATCTTGATCGAATGTACCGCAAGAAATGCAAACAATGGTAGCACCGGGGTGGTACGCGACTACCATGGGGTGATGGTTGGTATTGGCGGAAATGGCGTAACAAACGCCACAAGTGGTATTAAGTGGGTGGGCCAAGCAGCAACGCATCAGTTTGCCAGCTTGACTGACGGTTCCGGCCTGAAGAGCATAATCGGCGGTACAAGCGGGATCAGTAACGACCATTCGTCTACGTGCAAGAAAGTATATGGAGTAATCTCAGCGCCGGTCGATGGCACTGATGCGGACGGCAACCCACACACCATGCACACCTACTCTTTGTGCTTGGATGCTAACAACAGAATCACAAATAACGGCGATGATGCTATCCAGCCTAACCTTCAGGGCCATGAGTACACAAGCTCGGATAATCTGTATCTATTTGTTGGCAGCACTTATGCTGCAACTACAAGTCTTTCAAGCGGTGAGAACCCTGAAGCTACCTGGAAGATCTGGTATCGGCTCAGCGCAGCGCGCGATGGTCTCAACCCAACTTACATCCCTGGCGGCGGCGAAAGCGGCTAATCACTTCAAGGAGAAATCATGAAGGATTTCATCGACCAACTTTTTTGCTCACAGAAGCGCATCTCTTGGCGACGACTGGCTGTGCTCACTCTCGGAACCGTACTGCTGGCAAGCGGCTTGCTTGATTCTGAGCAGTGGCTGTATCTCGGCCTTGCTTATATTGCTGGCGATTCCGCCGAGAAGGCAATGAGCGCAATCTCGAAGAAGTAGTGAATGGCCTTTGTAACCACCAAGTTTGATGATGCGACCACATTTAAGATCGCATACAACGCTCAAATCACGAACAGTGTGACAAATAATCTCACTAGTGGTTCTGGTGTTCTGTACTCCGTGAAGATCGAGAACACCAACGATGCTGCTGTGTTCATCAAGATTGCGAATGCCATCGCGGCAACGTCAGGGACAACAGCACCAGACTGGGTATTCTCTTGCCCTGCGGCAAGCACCTATACCTACGAGATCCCTGGTGGGGTCGCGTATGATCACTTGTCTTGCTGGGCCACTGAGACTGCTGATGAGAGCAACAATCAGGCACCCAGTGTCAGCGGCAACGAAGCCGTCAAAGTAACGATCTTGGTGGGTTGATATGGCTACTGTGAGCACAACAGTTCTTGGTGATCTGGCTGGAAAGCTAATCATCAATGATGATGCCGATACCACTGCTGCTGTAGATGTGACTGGTACTACTGGATCGATGTACTTGATTCAGATTGACGCGACTGCGGGCACACCGACGACTGCTGAGCCTGCTTGCTACGTCAAAATTATCGACGCTTCTGGCGGTGTCACTGGTGGTGGAGGGAGTAGCTCTACGCCTGAACTGGTGTTGTACGCTCCACTCGGTCAGATAACCACTTACGTCATCAGTGGTGGCTGGGCATTCTCTGCTGGTCTCAGTCTCTGGGCTGTTCAGACCGCTGCGGTGGCTGGAGACGATTCTCCTACCGCTGATGTTAAAGTTACGATTCTATCCTCATAGGTGAAATTATGTACCAAAGTAAAATTGCATGGGCTCGAACTCAACTCAACTCTAAGTTTGGCGATAAGTCTGGAGGCATTCGTGCTCTTCTTGGCGTGATTCGTGAGCTTGAAACTAAGATTTCTAAACTTGAAGCAGACGCAAAGGCTAAAAAATCTAAGCCTGCTGCCAAGAAGCCTGCTGCCAAGAAGCCTGCCGCTAAGAAGTCTACAGCCAAAAAGTAGTTACTATCATCATGTCGATCACTGCTTGTTGAGCGGCATGGTTTTAGTTGATTTGTGTAGTGTAGTGATCGACTTCAACAAGAGTTTGGAATGTTCAAGATGGAACCAGTAACGCTTACGACAATCACTGTTCTGGCAGCCCTGGGTGTCGGCTTCGGCGCTGGATGGGGCCTGAAGCCTGATGCGGGCGTAAAGGCGCTTGAGGCGCAAACAGAGGCGATTGAGGCCTTGAATGAGGGCAATCAATCACTCGTAGAAAAGGTACAAGAGGTTTCCGTCGAGGAAGCCAAGCGAGAAAGTGCCATCGCCAACAAGCTCACTGATCTGCCACCTCCATGCATCAAGGAGGTTGGGGGGGATCCCATGTCTCTGCAATGCATGTGGGCACTGTGTATCCGCACAGGTGAAACAGATAAGCAACGATGCGAGCCGTCTAAGTTGACCGACAAGCTTCTAGGGTCTTATAGTTGTCCTGAGACCGCTGAATAGGACTGAGGTGTACTGTGGAAATCAAAGATCTTGCAGTTCCTGGACTGACCGTCATCTTCGCGGCGGGTGTATCGTTCGCGTCACTTGAGTCTGCGGCCCAAGATGTAGAGGAACTCGACAAGCGAGTGACTGTTCTTGAAAGCAAGAAGGCGACGAGCATGACTCACCAAGAGGTGGTCGATGTCAAGATTGAGGGTGTTGAGAAGCGTCTGGATAAGATGGAAGACATTGTTTCTAAGATGCTTGAGAACCAGCAACACCAGGCTGTCAACATCGCCCAGATCTGCCAGGCCACAAACGCCAACTGTAGCAGCGGTAACTAATATGCGCCCTGAGATCCTCGATTACGCTGAGTCGCTCGGCTACAAGGTCTTCGAGTCTGGGGCCTACAACGTCAACATTATTGGCGTCCGCTCAGTCGATCATAAGGCCAACAGCTTCGACGATGTCATTCACTGTGTCTTCAAGGACGAGGATGATCAGTGGGTACACAAGTCATGGGCCTGCACGACTGAGCCCGGTAGCTACTGGCTTGAAAACCCTACGAATGTCAACGGCACCGCCATTCTTGTCCCAGGCCAGTATCGAGGCGTGTGGAAGATCGACAAGCATCAAGGGAAGTACGATGCGCTCTGCCAGAGAAACGGTAAGGTCAAGACTTATCGTGACAGCAATAAAGACGACATCGTTGATTGTGATGTGGAGTCTATTACTGAAGGCTTCTATGGCATCAACATTCACAAGGCCGGGGCACACTCGACGCAAGTAGATCGATGGTCTGCTGGCTGCCAAGTCTTCGCGAACGCAGAAGACTTCTCTGAGTTCATGGACATCTGCTACAAGGCCAGAGACAAGTGGGGCAACTCATTCAGCTACACGTTGGTGCCTGAAGAAGCCAAACGAGTGGTCTGATGGAGGCTATCGTTGATTCCTTGTTGGCCGATGGTCATCTCGGTATCTTCGCGGCTTTTCTCGTGTTCCAGTTCATCACGATGCAGAAGCGCCTGGACAAGCTCGTAGAGGGCTTCCAAGAGCAGATTGAAGAGATCCGTAAGGACTACGACGACCGCATTGAGAAAATACGTGAGCGGTACGACCGAGTCATTCAAGAGTATCGGAACAACGCCGATAGTCAGTCTAAAGACTTTTTGATCGCACGGACCAAGGTACACAACGACATCGTGTCTCGACTCGACCGCATTTTAGATCGAGACAAGTAAGGAACACAGCCATGCCATCACCAGCAGAAACGCCCGCAAATGTTGACCTCGCCAATTTAGACATCGGACCAGAGCCCCCAGAGCTTTCAGAAACGCTCGGTGTTGCTTCAGACATCACTGCTGCTGCTGATGCGGCGAAGTCGCTGGGCGGTGAACATGCGCCCATGGTGGCCGTTGCCCTGGCGGGTATGGCCGTGGCCGGTGGCTCAAAGGCGTTCAAGCTGTACCGTGACTGGGCTGAGCAAAAGCATGAACGGGAGATGAAGAAGCTTGAGATCGAGTCTCAGAATCAGGGTCTTGAGGGTCAGCAGCCTCCTCCTTGTGCAGCCAAGTGTGCAGCCATGCAAGCAGAGATTGAAGGTCTCAAGGCCAAGCTTTCAGGCATTGAGAAGAAGACATCCAGCATCTCTGCCGACTTCGATGGCGACGATGTTGATCGTCAGATGAAGCGGATGAAGAAGCGTGTTGATGAACTGTTCGAGATTGTTGAGAAGGGCTAAATCAGCTTACTGATTAACGTCAGGACGGAAAGGACTAATGCCGCAGAAGAAAAGATCATCGCTCGTCTATTGGCACGCCAACTGCGCTCAACACCATGTCGCTTTACTTCAAACTCGAAGTGCTGCTCAGGCGTCCAGTCAGGAATCTTCTGAGTGTACTCAGGACACTTCCGGTGCTCCCACACAGCGTCCTCAGGAACGTCAAGGCCTCGATACATCAAGCAGACACCTGCCTGTTTGCTGACACCGTCGTAGGATTTGAAGAATCCACATCGTCCGCATCGAGCCATAGGTCACTCTACCAAAAAAAAACTGACAGAGAGCCCCACGCCCCCTGCCAGCATTTCTTCATTACCCACTCACCATGCTGGTGAGAGATCAGTCTACTGCGTTCATGATTTTTCGGCAAGACTTACAAGTAATAGCCATCCGATCTGGGCTGTGAAAGACCTCTTCAACTGACCTACCGCAAAGCGTTTTTGTAGGCTCCGGCGTCTTCTTCCAGAAAAGAAGGAAGCATGGCTTTCTGTGCTCTTTGGTTTTGTGCATCTTCTTACTTGTCGCCATATCAATGTACTTCTCACATAAAGAAACCCCGCTCAAGTCGTGACTCTCAAGCGGGGTCAGGTTTAATCCACGGGATTAGTTGGCAGCCCCAGCCTATCTGAGGTTACCAAAAGTAAACCCTGCACCCCCACCCGGTAGGAATCGCCCATGCTCAACCCCAGGCATGGGATTAGACGATGTGGGTGGGGGTGCAGGGGGGTCGCTTAGCTCTTTTTAGCCGGTGTCGCGCCAGCAGGGGTAGGCGCGATGGCGTCGTTGAGCATATCCAGAACCTTCATCAGGCCCTCTGGCGGGCCGTCATCACGCGCGACCACCTTGACATCGTACTTGGCACTGTTGTCGCTCTTGCGACTGTTCTCGCTGTGGTTGGCTACGGAGCCGTGAACGGTCACGTCACAGCTAAACAGGCCAGCGTTGTACTTGGCGTGCGCTGTAAGCTCAGCCTTTGTGTCGGATGTGGTCTTACTGGATGTCGATGACTTCACTTCCATGGTGAAACGGACCTCAGCCTCCTTCACGGAGAGAGAGGGCGTGTTGATGATGGCCAGCAGTGGAACTTGTAGGTCAACCTTCTCCAGTGATGTGGAACCATCAGGAGCCGTGGTGGGGCGGTTGAAGCTGAAGTCGACCGTGCGGGCACTCATGTTGCCGCCACCGGCATCGTTCAGTCCGACATCCTTGATGAAGTCGCTGGAAGCCTTGGCAAGGAGCGTCTGAGCGCTACAGGCGGCCTTGAGTGGGCCACCGATAAGCTGGTCCATGGGGAGACCACCAAACTGGTCTGACATCTTTACAAGTTGATCTGGCATCATTTACTCCTATGGAATCAGCTTTATTAGCTGGTCATCGATTCTTGCATAACCTTCAGGGGGTTCACTGCCCTTGAAAATCAGCTTTACCTTAGCAGCATTGTTCTGCTTTTTGAACCATGACGGAGTGTTGGCGCAAGGCCGGACCATCAACTTGCCTTTCTTCTTGTCCGCCGTAAGCCCAGAGATCTCGACAGACATCTCCACTTCAAGCGTATCCACACGCAGGCTTTGACCCGTCGTGAGCGACTGGAGGGGGACCGGAACTCTCTTGTGTACCAGTACTCCATCTTCCCATGTTGGGATTTCCATGACGACCATGCGAGGTACATAAATGGGCCTTCCATGTTCATCATTAAGTGGCTCCCCGGAATCATCAGTCTTTTGCTCCCAGAACTCCTCGTTCGTAATCGAGTCAAGCTCATGGCGCTCGGCAATATCTGTGGCCGCGATGACGGCAGACTGAATCGAATGGACAATGTCGTCTAATGAGTGATCAGCCATGATCTCTCCAAATTATGATGGCGGGGCGGTTGGACTCGAACCAACAACGTTCGGGATTACAACCCGATGCACCTGCCAGTGGCGCCTCACCCCATTACTTTTTCTTCAGGCCGTAGTTGTCCCTCGCCCAGCCTTCACCCTTGAGGCTGAAGTTGGTCACGCATATCTTGCGCTTCATGTCGACTGACGTGCCCAGGTCGAGAGCACAAGCCCCACAGTGGGGGCTTGGGTCTCCGAATGCCTGTAAAACCTCAACAGTCAGATCGCAGTTAGGACAGACGAACTGATACAACGGCATCGTATCAGTCGTTGAAGACCACAGGCTCTGGCTCAGGCTCACCCGATGCTGCCACTGGCTCAGCCGGAATCGTAGCAGACGTTGTCGTCTTGGCTGCGATTGCCTCTACAAGCTTCTCAATCATGCCTGCAAGATGTGAGTCATCAGTCTGACGGTTGGTCAGAGCATCAACAACCTCTTGAGGGATCGGGTTCGTCTGAACGTTTACGGTGGTAGCAACAGGCGCTCCGTTTCGGTACTGAAGATCCTCATTGTTGTCGACATCGACAAACTTGACCACGATGAACAGACGCTCAACCTTGTCTGAGTCGTGATCAATCTTGCTCTCGAACTCAAGCAGCTTCCAGTCACCGTTAGGCTGACTGTTCCGAATGGTCTTCGTCATGCCTGCGATGGTTGCATTCAGCATGTTCGCCCATGTTGGCTCAGTCACGTTGCCCTGGAGGTTGTGAAGAGGCCATGACGAATCAGCCAGACGAGTCCGGTATCCCTCACAGTTTGAGACCTGTGCATCAGTGAGTTGCTGCTCACCGAACACATCATTCACCACCCGCAGAAGCAGAGACGTTTGGTTGATTGTAGGGATCTCAGATTCATTCGACTTAGGCTTGGTACGCTCACCGAATGGATTCTTCGCCTTCTTAGCTTCATCAAACAAACTCATAATGTTCTCCTTTACTTTCTTGAACGATTTGTTTTTTTACTTTCAACTCTAAGGTTTTTCTTCGAGTTGTTTGTTGGGTTTCCATCTTTATGATGGACATCTTTTCCATCGCCTTTCTTAACTCGTATCAACATGGTCATGATACGGCGAGCACGATTGCGCCCAGCGCGCCTCTTCTTTTGATCTGGCTTGCTGTGGTACTGCTCGTACTCGCGTTTGTAATCACGGGCCATGCTGTCGATTAATCCTCAAGCAATGATTCTTCTGCGTCCGTTTGCTGCACAAGCTCATCAAGCTGCTCAGACAAAACGTTCATGGTGTTGACTTCTGGAACCTCGTTCATGTCTACCACGTTGAGATCCTCAGCCGGTGCATCCTGAATACCGTCGTGCTCGTAAGCGCTTGTGGTGGTGTCGTCCATGGTGACGATGCCGCGAGCAAACGCATACCGGAGCCCGGTCTTGAGCGCCATCTCAATGGGCCACTGACCCCACGGGGACTGGTTCTTGTTGCGCTTGTAGGAGTCCGAGTTTGCCCGACGCTTCTCGATGTCAGCCTTGCGGATCACGACGAAGTCCTTGCTGCCGTCCTTGTAGTGAGCGACGACATAGACTGCCACCAGGGTGTCCCAGGACTGATCTGCCGAGAGATCAGGAACGTGCTCCAGCTTCGGCTCCGTCCCTTCAATGACGTGGAACGTGTCGCTCTCAAACACCGCCTTGGTGCGGAGGCGCACACCGCTTCGAGCGGCGAGCTTCGAGAAGCCTCGATGAGATACCTGCCACTGTAGGCTTTTGCCTCGTGGAAGCAGGTAGACATCTGGTAGCGGCCCACCAGGCATAAGGCCTGTCATCGCCGAGAGGGCGACGGCCTGGGCTACTGATGCGGGGTCACACCCGTATAGACGGTCATTGGTCTGGGCAGCCTGACGGAATGCCAGGGCTACACGACCTGCTGCCTTTGCCCCTTCTTCCGTACCTGCCATTGCCTGGAGGAAGTCAGAGGCCTTGGACTCTACGACGTTCCTGAAGTGATGTGCTGGGTGGATTGCTGTGCTCATTTTTTCTCTCCTGTGAATGAGAACCTGAATGTTCGCGTTGGCTCGCCAATCTTAACGTAGTTCTTGGCGAGGTCTGGGTGATCAGCCTCGAATGAGGTCCGATCGAATCGACTACGTGGCTTGCTCTGAGACCACGTAGCTACACCACTGATACCATATGCGGTACCGATTTCCTCTTTTATTTTATTCTCAAGCATCCGCTTTTTTTCGTCTAACTCGGCGCTCATGCGGCGGACCTCTTTGAGTTCCATGGCCAAGTCGAGGTGAGCCTCAGACGGCTCGATGAACTCCTTCGACTCTTGCTCGAATAGCTTAGCCAGGGATCTGGAGCATGCGGTGGAGCCGTCCACCTCTGGGGGCTTACCCTCTCGAATGTGACGGTCATACCAGTCCCTGACATAGTCGATCATCTTCGACTCGACTGATGAGTCCCTGTGAATCTTGAAGCATCGGTACTCATCGTTCATCGTTGCGAAGGCCGCAAGGTCACATCGCTCATCATCCGTAACGGCCATCTGCCAGATACACTGCGCCGCGTAGTATGGCGGCACACCGTTGGAGCCTGACATGCCCCACTTGTGGTCGAACTTGCGCGTCGATTTGATCTCAAGCAGCCAACGAGCGTCCTCCGACTTCACAAAAAAGTCTGGGCGTGCATGCATCCACTCCTCTGGCCCGATGATTGGAGCGGCCTCGTACTCTGGTCCCTTCTCGATCTGGACGTTGTTCAGGTGTGCATAGTGGGCACCAATGGCTGGCTCAAGGATGTGACCTCGTTGCGTAGCTGCGGACGAGGAGCTTTCAGTCAGACCGTGGGCTCGTGCCCATACATCCCATGGGCTGCTCCAGGGGGACAGGCCGAGGATAGCCCCGATGCTGCTGCTCCCGATTGTGGGTAGGTTTTCATTCATACTGGCTGGTTCCTGTGTTTGACTTTACTGTATCACGGCGTGATGGTAATAACATCACCTCACCCGGACAATTTCTGACTGGATTTTTTTATGGACATACGATCATTCCGTGAGAGCCAGCCCGCTTTTTACAGCCGATTTGGCTTCTGCAAGTGGATCAACGAGACACTCAGACCACAAGGCCTGAGCGTATCGGTGCCCTACTTGCGTGACCTGGAGTCGGGCCGATCGATTCCGTCTTTGCGTTTGGCTATCGCCATCGAAGACTTCACCAAGAAGAAAGTGACCGTGCGTGAGTGGGCTGGCCTTACGAGTGCAAGACGCTAAGCCTCAGCAGCCTTCGATGTCTTGAGTACATACATCATGCTGGCGTAAAGCTGTGCAAGTTCAAACTCGTTGTTCAGGATGTCGTGTAGCTCTTCAGCACTTTCGGCTTCGCAGACGAACTCATCTTCCTCGTCTCTGATGACGTAGCCGTCGCCGGTATCGACCATGTACCAGCCCTCAGGAAGTCTCTTCAATACATCAATCATTTTAGGAGCACCCGAGCTTAGTGTAGAGCTTTTGACGCTTCCGAGCGAGTCCATGCATTGCTCCGCTATCGTCGATGCAATCAATAACAATCGGATCTTGCTTCTGTGGGTGGGGTCGCATGACGCGACCGATCCTTTGCTGTATTCGGCCCATAGCTTTCGTCGGAGTTGTGAGTACAACAGTGTCGAGTGATGGAAGATCAAGGCCCTCATCTGCGACCGTTGTGGCACATACGACCTGAATCTCTCTGTTATCTGCACGTTCTAAAACCTCTGCTCTTTGTTTCTTAGTCATCTTTCCTACGAGTGGCTCTGCGACAATCGAATGTGATTGCAGAACCCTGGCGATCTTCATGCAGTGATCCACACGATCGGAGAGAACAAGGATCTGTCGGCCATTGTTGCAAGCCTTCACAACGCGATTGATGATCTTCTCGTTGCGATCATCATCCGTGGTCATCTTAGTAATAAGCTTCGACCAATCGACTCGATTAGGCGGACCACTGTAATCAGTGAATAGCCACTCGATTGTTGGCGCTACAACGTGCCCAGACGCAGTCAACTGAGCGTTGGTGATCTCATAGACCGGGTTGCCGAAGTGCCACCATAGAATTGATGTCAGACCATCCGGTCGCTCTGGCGTGGCCGTCAATCCGAGTCGGTGTCTTGCTGGCATGCAGAACATGACAGAACAAAACGTATGCGCTGGAACGTGGTGTGCTTCATCAACGATACACATTCCGAACTGACGCCCGAACTTGTACCGTTCTGTAAATGACATTCGTTCAAGAGTCTGGAAAGTCGCGACGACAATCCGTCCAGAGTCATCCTTCTTACCCGCGCCATACTGGGTTGCCTCCTCGTTGAGCATTGACTGGATGCGATTCATCCACTGCACTGCCAGGTCGTTGGTATGAACCAAGACCAGCGCCTTGGTGTTGAACTTGGTCATCGCTGAGACGCCGATGGCTGTCTTGCCGGCACCGCAGGGGGCGACGATTACACCCTCACCTTTGTTCTTGAGCCACGCATTGAGTGCGCTCTGCTGGTAGTCTCGAAGCGAGAAGCCCTTCGATAGGGTCAACAGACGGGCGTCTGGTGCGGTCCTCACGTCGATGATGTTGCCCAGGTTCATCTGCGATGCTGCCTTGCGCGGCACGGCGAGACCTCCACCCCAGGGGTGATCGAGAGGAATCCGGTGACATGCATTGATGTGCTTGTCAGGAATAGGCACGTACTTGCCGTTCTTCCTCATGCCCATCGCCATGTCGTACTCAGGATTACGGATCTGAAATCTGCTCAGCACTGACTCTTCATTTTGATATCCAGGCGCGAGGAATACCCCGCCACCCATTGCTACTTTACTCATTATGCTTCCTTATTACTTAATTTAAGTACTTCATTTTTTGACCATACGTATTTCTTTTTACCACCTATTCTCATTCTCTTCTTTTCGTATCCCAACTCTCTCAGTATCTCAGCAATACGCAACTCGTCTCTACGGCTCATACGTCCACGGTCGATCTGCAAACCCTCCTCCATGATGAGGTTCATCGTTACCGGGCCTCGTTGAATCATAAGGTAGTCCGAGATGGGCTCAGCCCAGGGGTCGTCCTGGCGGTAGATCAAGCTGGAGTTGTGACGATCTTCATCAGCTTCCTTGTCCAGATACCATGTCTCACCGTTCTTGAATGCGACGATGGCCTCGGCCCACAGTTGGTCGCGGTTCTCTCTGACCCAGTGTAGGTTGATCTCGCTCACCTTGATGGGCCAGTATCGGCGCGACCCCGTCATGTCGTTGATGAACTGAGACTCATTAGTCGTACCGGCAAAGACAACGTGACGCTTCAGGGTGATCGCGTGACGCCCGTAGGCTGGCCGGAAGTTGTCTTCCTGAGCACTGAGGAAAGCCTTGGTCGCACTGTTAGCGGAACGTCGCACTGAGTCCAACTCCGCGACCTCATAGATCCAGGCGCGAGCAATCTGGCTGTACGAGTTTGCAGAGCCGATGTCGAGCGGTGTATCCGCGAAGTACTCGTCAGTGGCCAGCGTGCGGAACAGAGTGCTCTTACCAGCGCCCTGCTCGCCCGCGAGGATGAGCACACAGTCAGCCTTGCAGCCTGGGCTGTAGGCTCTCGCAATCGCCTGAATCAGCCACTTCTCCGCCATCTTCTTGTTGAGCTTGGTGTCCAGGCAGTCGGTCGCCTCCACGATCCAAGACGCGAGTCGAGGCACACCGTCCCACTCGATGCCGTCCAGCCACTCAGTGAGGGGGTTGCGCTTGTTCTCCTCTCCGATCAATTGGACCGTCGAGCTTATGGCTTCGTTACCGTACTCCAGCCCGTATGCACGAGAGACCCACAGAGCGATGCGCGTGTCATCAGTGTCCCTGTAGTCACGGTCGTCGATCTTGAGAACATTGGTGAACTCGTTCAACCAGACTCGACCACGCCATCTGCGGTCCCGTCGAAGGATGATGTACAGGTTGTTCTTGTTCTTACGGGGCCGTCCGCTGGGGTTGCCTTCCCGGTCCATGTATTGGTCGAGCATGTTGGTGACATTGATGTCTCCGACGTTCTCAGGAAGCTCCACCTCTTGTTGGGGTTGATTCGGCTCATTGATGCAGTGATCAGATTCAGCAGCGCTCAGCAAGTCAGCAAGTCGTCGCTCTCCAGCGGCGAGCACTTCATCAAGGTCAGCCATCGTTGGACTCCAGGGGTACGCGGTACAGTGTGTGTTGGGGAAGGTGATCGCAGATTTCTACCGCATAGTCATCGCCGGAGTCATCTGAATCTGTTGCTATGAAAACCTTTAGGTCAGTGGGGATGTCCATCTTAGCAAGCCCTTTGTAGCTGCCGGACGTTCCAGCTACGATCGCGAGGTTCATACTCTCACGATGTGCTTGCTCGCAGGCTCTCATGTAGTCGGTAATGCCCTCACAGATCAACAAGCCTTCGAGATCATCGATTGACTTGCTTCGCATGAGCTTTCGTGCGCCAGGATTCGCCATCAGCAATCCACCGGCCTCGTACCCAGTCGGCCAGCGAGTCTTAGATCCCGATGGCTGTCGTCCCTTGGCAAAGCTGACGCTGCGACAGTGAATGCTGGCGAACGTCCCGTCTGGCTCGAAGCATGGGGCTGCGACACGGTAGATGCCGCCCCACTGGTGCGGGAACCACCCAGGGTACTTGTAGTCGTTCGGCAGAGGCATGATGCGGATACTGTCCGTCATGTCCATGATCTTGGGGGCGAATCGCCTGTTGATAAACCACCGAGTCAGTTGATCGGCGTATCGGACAGGCTGCTCCATGGCTGCCTCGACAGTAAGCGTGTTGGCCCACAAGTCATGAAGCTCATCCTCTGGTGGCCTGAGGTATCCCGCTGTGGGCG